CCAGCTCCAGATGCTTCTTGGGCTTAAAGCATAAACCTTGTACCAGCATCATGACCAACTAGCCTCCACTTTGCCTTGCCTGAAGTCGCTCAACCAGCGGGTGGCGGCGTGATAGGACGAAATCCGTCCTTGGAGCACGGTTGCCATCTTGCCATCGAGGCAATTGACAACGCACCACCCTCCGAGTGGGTCTTGTGTAACCTGTATCATTGGGTTACTTTGCTCCTGCAACGAGATTCTTCTCATAATATTTATCTCCATTAGTTAATTCCTTGATTTGCCCTGCACCCGGCCAGTCGTCGGCAAGCGCCTGAAGATTATGGCGCACCTCCTTTGCAACCCGGCATTGAAGGCCCAGTGTATCCGCGACCTCCTCGTCCTCTAAGTCTGACAGACGATCCACCATCGACATGGTGGCGAGCATCGTTGCCGCCTTATAGTCCATTACGTCATAGACTTGAGGGTATGCCGAAGCGGTGTGCTTGCTCGGCCGGGTGTCCTCCAGTGGGACAATACGGACGTCCGTGATGTCCTTGTCCCTGTCCCCACTGAAGTCCAGTTTGTGGATGTCCTTCGCAACGCAAAGGTACATAGTGATGTACTTCCTCACGGACTTGTCGTGCAGGCATGACCTGCGATAGGAAATCCGGATCATCCGCCGTGGTTGCGGATCGTAAATACAATCCTTTCCCGCCGTCTTTACGAATTGAATGTAAGGCTTGTCCTCACAGTGTAGTTCGTAGTGCTTCTTGCGTTCCTCCATTGGCGCATGGTGAGGCACGAACGGGACATTATACCCCGTCTCCTCACGGAACTCTCGTTGGGCTGCCGTGCACGAATCAAGATAGAACTCCTCAGACTGAGGAAACAGTACTTCTTCCTCAGTAAGTCTCCCCTTAGGGAAACCCCAGTACTTACCATGATTCTGTACAATCACGGTGTTCATTGATTCGTCGACTAAGACGATGCCTGCACTATGTACACTCATGACAGCAACGCATCGGTATCTGCTGCCGAGCGTAGGATATTGGGTTTGCGAGTGCTCATGAACGTGGTCTGTAAACTCTGTAAACGCCTGCGCTTTTCATCCGCTTGTCGCTTGGCTTTAGCCAACCGGTGCCGCCGGCGAATGTCTTTTTCACGTTTCTTCCTCTTGCGAAGAAGAATGTTCTGCTGCTTGTAACTGATTTTTTTCATAGTTTATTATTTGTTTGTGATGTGAAAATGGCGGGAGTGCCCAACTCCCTTATTGTTAAGGACTTATTTCATCTTAACCCTTGGGTTAATTGTTCTACCGCTCAACTGGTTGATGAGTAACCTAAATGATTAGGTAACTTGCAACCATAAAATGTGGAGGAGAGGAGGATTGTTGCGCATTTACCTCGAGGTCCTACCCCTCCTCCTTTGGCTTTTTTAATCATCTGAACTGAGTGACCAGCAAATCTATTAATAGTCTGGTTTCCTGGAATAATTAACTGACTTCTCAGGACTTCGTTCAGCATAGTCAGTTACCAAATTGGTGGGATGCCGGCATTCCCTGCTCGATTACCGGCTTTTAAGGATTGCGTATACATAGCAGTCCGAATCCTCCCAAAGGTATAGAATAGCCTCCTACCTGCTACCCTAGCATCGAGTCCCACCGTGTACCTTGTATTACAATGTAAGACAAGCGACTCGCCTGCTGCCCAAATTACCACATGACTACAAACCCAGATGCACCTCCCGCACAGATACACCCAGTGCGCTTAATAAGCGCGCATGAGACACATCACGTGTGCTCCAGATGCGCTCATTAGGCACCTTCGACCATCTCCACTTGCCATCCAGATGGACAGCAAGCGTGGTCTTACCGGCAATTCTTTCCGACCTGACCGACAGTCCCGCCGTTCGCAAGCGGGCTGCGTTGACCGTGTGAAACCTCATATGCCATTAGCCATTCTGACCTCCGGGTCTATGAAGTCGCACAATCCGAGGATCGTATCAACGACCTGCTGCGCGCCCTTCTTGTAGAGGCACACCACGATTAGCTCGCCGCGTGCGTTATAAACGCCCCAATGGCGCCCATATCTTTCGATCGTCATGACTGTAGATACGCCTTATCCTTGCGGAGGAATAGGTCATCGACCTCTTCCTGTGTTAAGCCTATGACCTCCTCTTTGCGGAATCGGAGTTCGTCGTCGTAGAACCCTAGCACGAACTTCCTCGTGCCGTCTTCAAACGTCCCCGCAATCTGTGTCTTGCCCGTCCGATTTGCACCAGCGCTTGGGCTGGCGGTATCCCTCCAGTTGGGAGGGATGATTGTTGCTGTTGTTATTATCATAAATAGTTCATGGGTCGACTCTACGTTACCCATGATCGTTGGTTGCCCACTTCGAGCCGTGGTGCTGGCTATTCTTAGTTCATAAAAGATGAAGGGTCACGTGATGCGCTCATGATTTCGCTTCACGCCCCTCCCGCAATAGCAAGCTACAGTCGAAACAACCTAGTACAGATTGGGCTCGACCCCATTCCTCTATGGCGCTCTGTAGCCACTACCCTCTACTGGGTGTTTTAGCCTTACGACTCATTGCCTAAGCCGTCCTTGGTAGCCTCCCACCAAGGAATAAAGTCATAGCACTTGCGCTGCGGCTAATAGCATCATCCCCTATAGAGCAATACACTCCATACGGGACGCTAGAGCCGTGATAGGACAAGTGCCTCAAAAGGTGGCACAAAAAAACCGCCCTTTCGGACGGCTTTCTTTATTTGAGCGGTTGCCTAGTCTTGGGATGCAATATAGCACCACCTGACTGACCCCTACTCCAATTCCCTCGATCGCTTGCGTATCGGTTGCAACGAAACTCTTGCCGTACTACCTTGGTAGAGTGGTTAAAGTTCCGTAAGGTTGACCTTGCCGACTTGGACTTGGCAAATAATGCCTGCCTAGTCAGATGTTCTATCGTCTCGCAGTTGACATTCTCCAGTCCAGACAAGCGTCCCCGCTCGCCAGACTTCCTGCCCCTACCAAACGTACCATACTGAGCCTCACGATTCCTTGTGCGAACCGGTAGGCTAACACCTGCCCTTGCTTTCGCAACGACCTTGCCCCTTGGGGCATGGTGTCTACGGATGAACCCGCCTCGAACGACCTTAGTCTGCCGATAGCCATTACTTTGGCAAGCGCCCAAGTATCCTACACGGAAAGCCAGAGCCTGTGAAGACTTCGGCTTATGCCTATATTGCTGGCTCATTATCCAGTGGCTACGCCACCAGTCGCCAACAGTCATCGGCTTCGGACGTTCGTGTTCGGGTTGCATCTTAGGATTCGGACGCCCTCGCCTATTCCGTTTCCTTTTCCGATGTGAACTTCGTTTGCGTGCCATAAAAGGTAGATGCCCCCTAGCTATTACTACGGTGGGCAGTGCTACTTAGCCGCCAAGCGCTAGCATTCCCGCTGGCGATAGTTTGCCCTGCTCCTCAAGCTCAAGGTAGAGCGTCTCCATGTCCTCGCAACTGTGCTCTTGCGTCCAGCTTGCCGACATGGCTCCGTCCTTGCTGTCCCACTTGAACTTCTTAGGCAAGTCCGCATGAACAACATTCTCATTGCCATATACTGCTTTGAGCGTGCTCTGAATGGCAGGTGAATTACGTACGGTTTCCCGTCGCTGTTCCACCAAGTCCTTGAGTCCGTTCTTGAGGGCGTCATTCGGCACTATCCAACTTGCAACGCTTCCGTCGCAGGATACCACCGGAATTGATTCGCCCACAGCAGTCTCGCACCGGATGCCCTTCGCCCGCATGATGGGACTGTGGTAACCAGTGACTACGCCTTCGGCATTGAGTATCGCGCCATTGTCCAAGACGCTACCGATGAAATCGTCAGTTAGCTTGTACTTGTCCAGGTCTGCGAGCCTCGCCTCAAGCATGACAATGCGACTGTGCTTGTTGTCGTCAATTGCCTTCGACAACTTCTTGTGGAGCTTGGCGATAGCCTTCTCCAGCTTCTTGGGACGCTTCTCGGTGATGGACGCTTTGCCCGTCACCGTCACCGTTCCAGTATCATCGACAACACACTTTACAATAGCGTTGTTGGCGGAGATGTCGCTGGTATCAGTCGGCAATTGAACGTTAACTACACCGTCAACAGTGCTGACTTCGTGGCTAAGTTCGGTAGACTCGGAAGTCTCCTCAGTCTCAATGACCTCGGGTTCCTCTTTGTCTGCGTTCGTGTCGTCCTCGACTTCTGGCGTCGAGGGTTCCTCAGTTTGGGTTTCACCCCTTGGTTCTTCCATAAAGAGTGACACGCAAACGACCGAGGGTGTGCCTTGAGGAGCAACCGCCTAAAGCGTTGTTACCGTCGCGGTGTGATGACCGCATCGTTGTTCAGTAGGTTACTGCAGTATTTGGCGGTGACTAGGCTATTCCTAGTTGTCACCTCATCGTGCGCAGGAGCAACCCCGCTTTACTCGACACTACCTAGGTTTTCGCCGTCTACCTACATACAGTCTCCGGTTTTAACATGCGTGCCAAGTGCACTTCGAGTGACTGCCCCTAAAGGCACACCCTTCCATATTTTATAGTCTTTTCGCATGACTGAGTCCCCGCTCTACTTGTTGATTATCAACTAAACCCTTGGTTTTGGCGTAAGGATTCCTTGTGGTGCGACTGTCACTCTCGTGTGCATTGCTCGCTCATATCATCGCGTGCTATTCGCATTTATTCCAACCATCCACTTGGGAGGCACTTGACTTACTGTTTCCAGTCCTACCGCCGTCTGTGTCGCTCGCCGTACGGGCGCCCACTCTGGTTTCGTTTAGCCTTGGTGTGTAGTTCGGATTGCTAGCCGACTGGGTGTGAACTTAGTTTATTATGGTTTGGCAATCTAATGCTGAGTGCATATTCTACGCCTTGCGAGTCACTCAAATCCTAGTAACAAGATTGGCGTAGATGTGAGTTGATTGCCTATGTCTTTTCCTTTCGTTGATTCATAAAATGTAACTTCACAGACTCGCCAAATCTTTTCTCGTTGCCTATAAGGGATTTACGCAAACCGTGTTACCTAACGGGCATTAGGTAACACGGGGGGCATTGGGGGGAATTGCTTTTGCTGTCTGGGTAATGAAATACACCCCGTCTCAACTTTCCAGAGTCTGCAAACGCCCCAAACAGCCCCACAAACGCCCATATACGGGGCTACAAGCTCCTTGCGGAACCTCTAAGGGGGGTAAGTCGTTAGCCTTGACCAGAGGCTATTTACCTAATATGTTAGGTAACTATGAGTTTTTTAGGAGGTCTTTTAGGCGGCGGCGGAAACCCGAACGCAATCGTCAGCAATCACTTAGCCGAGCAGCGCATGATAAACTCGGGCAACGCGTCCTCGTTGTTTACGGACACGATGCGGGATTACGCGAAGCCACAGACGATAAGTCACGAGATATACAGCCCTACCGGAATAAACAACTTGGCGAATACAGCCGGAAGTCTCGCCCGTGACTACATCCAAAATACGAACACTGCCAATATGCGCGCGGCATTGCAGACCGGTGGTCACATAGAACCGATCAACGATTTGACGCAACGCAACCCCTTTGATATTTCGGAACTGCGGACTGCGGCAGGTTCGGGTAGTCCGGCGGCAAAATACTTGTTGGCGGATAATGGCGGTGTGCAGCAGGATGTTGGAATTTCTGCGTCCGACCTAACTACCATTGAAAACATTCTTGGTCGGCAGGCAGAAAATGGCGCGGACTTACTGACCATGGCAACCGAGGTAGAGACTGCCTTGGACAAAGGTGACTACAATAGCTTGGTAAAGTCTGGAGATTTTGGCGCGGCTAATGAGACGGCGGGTAGCGACTTGCCGTACGAGATGGCCGATTCGCATGAGTCAAGAGCGGCATTGCTTGGGGTGGTAAACGACATCAAGGACAAGGTACAGCTTGCGGACTATATGGGAGTAGACCTAAAGGTCACAGACGAACCGTTACAGTTCGACGCCAACTCATTGGGAGGAGATACGCTATATAGCATACCTGAAGGCAACTGGGACACTTATTTAAAAGCCATGGGCGAGGGTGTGGCACCGGACTTGGGTAACACGGTAACGCTTGATCCTTCAGCTAAGAATAATTTCTATGCCGATTTACTGACCAAGAACGATTCATGGGGCAAATATGGGAATCCTTCGGCGAGTGCGTACTTTGGCGGGACTCTGGACCCCAATAGTCTCCAAGGGCAATTATTTGACCTCGAGGGCAATCCCGCAACCGAAGGCTCCGCGGAGTTGCTTGGGCAAGATGGTCTATGGTTCCGCGACAGTCCGAGCAAGTACCTCGGGAAAGTAAACCAGTACACTTCCCCGCAGGCTTATGGTGGAGTGGGTCAGGAGAATTACAATTACCGCGACACGACGGGCTGGGCGGACACCGGAAATAACGCAATTGGAAAGTACGATCAATTCGTAGATCACATAGACATAAATTCGCCATTCAGCAATCAGGTGGGGACACCAAAGGGTGCGCAAGTTGCGGGTTCTTGGCTGAATAGAGCGGGTCGCGCGGCAACTACACCCTTCAGATGGCTTGGCAAAGGAGCGGAGCAGGTATTGGATACCGCGGGGGACTTGGTGGAATGGGTACCGGGCATTGGACCTCGCGTGGACAAGGCCTTAGATTCTTTGGGTGGAGGCATTGCCGGGATGGGCAACTCGATCAATCGGTTCGGCGGGCGAATTGGAAACAGTCTAATAAAGGATCCTGCTCAGTTAATAAAGTCCGGGTTTCAAGGCTTGACTGGAAATTTTGACGCCGCGAAGGAAAATGCTCGTCAGGGCGGTGCGGGAGTTCTTGATACGCTCACGAACCTAGCGGGTGTGGGCGTGAATGCGGCTGGGGGAGTAACCGGTGCCTTAGGTCACCTGTTAAAGGATTTTCAGATAAACATCGGCGGAAGCGCCAGTGGTGGTGGAGGCGGAGGCGGAGGTAGCAAGAAGAAGTCTTCTAAGCAGACATCCACGGGAGGGTCGAAGCGCACGGTAGGACTGGATCGCGGAAGTCCCGGCTATGGCACTGGTGGAGTTGGGGGCAACCCAATGATCCTCAACAGCGGTCAAGGTTCCGGTAAATACAACGGCGGTACCGCAACCCGTACGAGTAATGGGTATGATTTGACATCCCCTACGGGTCGCTCGAGCTTTTCGGACGAATTTGGGCAACAGGCCTTGGCTCACGAGCTTAGTCTTCGCCCGGGCATAAGCGTATCTGAGGGTCAGGGCATTTCCTCGGCATCGGATCGCGACACTACCGCCAAGGGCGAAAAGTGGTTCACCGACTTGAAGAAGACCGTAATTCCCGGCTACCACGGCGCAGGGGAGAAGAAAGACACAATGAAGCTGGCTCTTGACGAGGTGCTCGAGGAGCGTCTGAGCCAAGGCAACCTGATCGACGCATTCAAAGACCCCGGACTGCTCTTTGCGTGAAGCGAATCCGGGAGTTCGCAAATGTTGTTCAACTTGAGCGACCTGGACTGTCGTCATGGTGGGACATTATTCGAGGCGTTTTTTCCGTATTGCCGTTTTGGTTTCTTCGCAAACCCGAGCATGTTCGCGAGTGGCAACGCCGATATGCGGCATGCATGAGATGCCCGATGTTCAATAAGAAGACCAGACAATGCAGACCTTTCAGGGAAAGCAATCTGGGCTGTGGGTGCTACGTACCATTTTCAAATATAGTAAACGATCAATGTTGGGGGAGATATGAATATGGAGGCATCTTTGGATGGAGTTCATTTGATAAGCCGCGGCATCACGGTGCTGGCTACAAACGGCACTCGTGAAATAGAAATAAAGCCGAATGCGGAATTGTCCGGGTTCGTAAGCGAGTTGGGGGATTACCATGATCTTGAGTCGGCGGTAATCGCCGCAAGGAGCAGTTTGGACACGCGGCGAGACGAAACCAAGCTCAAGCAAGACGGACTGAACCTATGATTATCAACCGTACGCACAAATTCATGTTCTTTGCGGAGCCTCACACCGCATCCCGAGCCTGCTCCAGAATGCTGGAAACCATCGAGGGGTCTGAGAGTGTGGGCAAACACCACATGACCCATGAGGAAGGCATCGCCAATGGTCAGTTACCCGCACGTGGATATGTTAGGTTCGCGGTAATTCGCGACCCAAGAGAGATAATCGCGAGCCAGATTGCTCGTCTGGCTTACGTAGGCAAGGTCATCAAGGACTCCCCCTCGAAGGCCGAACTAGTGGAAAGGTACGTAAGATTTTACTGCGTTCGCCCAAAGCAGTTTGAGCACGACTACGTTGACTTCAAGCTACGGTACGAGCAGTTGGAACCGCAATTGTACGATCTTTTGCACAGGGTTGGCGTTAAGCCAATCCCTGCTCTTGGGAGAAATCCCCATGAATCCACCAAGGAACGCAAGCCGTGGTGGCACTATTTCAGCAAGGAACAGACGGAACGCATTTATAGGGACATCCCCGAAGTCGAACTATTCAGAGATGGAATCTGACTATTTGCAGGAATTTGTGCCAAAAAAGGTACAAAATACATGGTTTGTGCGGTTTTACAGCGAGTTGATGGGAGATGCGCCTGTTGGTTGTCGATTATCAAAGGGAAGTTTGCCCAACATAGGCTTGGAAGCTGACAACCATGAGGATTGCGTGCTATTGTGTAAGGAATGGAACGACTGGCACAAGAAGGAGTGGGACTCCAAGAAGAGGGGTACCACAAGCATATACTCGAGACGGAAAAAGGCGGCATCATTGTCATAGCCAAAGGACCGAGGTTCCACTGGAAAACCTTTCTGTTTTTCGAGGACTACGGCCCGTCGTTCGCTTTTGCCGCAATGCCCCACTTAAGGTCATACACCCTTTTTGAGAAAGTGCCATGTGGGATTTAGAAACCATCATTCGGATAAACTCCGGTCCAGTCGACTCCTTCCACGTAATCATAAACAACAATGAAGCGTACCCCGCTAAGAAGAAAAAAAAGTCTAAGAAGAAAAAGTCCATTAAGAAGAGTGAGCGCTCGAAGGAGAAAAGAAGGTGCGCTCTACTCGTCGGAAAGAAGAAAGTTCTTGGACGAACAGCAGACCTGTCAATGTTGCCGAGGGGCTTTCAGCGAAGACGTTCACCATAAAAAAGGTAGGGGAAAATACTATCTGGACGTGGATACGTGGATGGCTGTGTGCCGAGTGTGCCACATAAGGATACACGAGTATCCCAAATGGGCTCGCCACGAAGGCTATCTGGACTGATTACAACTCGTCGTCCTCGCAGAATGAAAGCGTCATGCTTCTTACCGCTTCATTCAGCCTTGCCTGCGCCTGCAGATGTGCTACATTGGCGAGTAAGGCTTCGCGAGCTTTGGATTCCTCCCATGCTCGCAATTGAAGCAATTCATCCTGCATGGAGATGGGTTCTTCCAAGTCCACTTCTAGTGTTATTGCGCTCATTGCTTTGCTGGTTTTGGCATTGGTCTTAACTGTTCAATACTAAGAGCATACACCAAACTTCGCAAAGTTACCAGATTTTTTGGGTTACACAAGTCTTCCTTCCTTGCGTACCCCATCATTCGCATGGAGGGCATTTCTCCCGTCACCAGCACATAACTATCGCAACTTCTATTGCTTTCCAGTTTGTATGGCGGGACTATAAGCCGAGCGTCCCCATACTTGCTCTGCTTTACGTCGATTGACCTTCCGCCGACTATGAAATCAGCACTTCCAGGCTTCATCCCAATATCCATCGGCGGATAAAGATTGTAATACTTGGCGAATGCCACTTCGGCCGCAACACCCTGTATCTCGTGTTGCATAAACCTGTCCTTGTCCACGAGCAAGTCGAAGTCACCGGTCGCATTGCCGATCCTCCTTCTCCCCTTCCCCAAGATTTCCGATAACTCGCACTCCTCCGGGGAGAGGTTTATCAGAACTATACTAACGGGCGCCCCCCTGCATTATTGCCACGAATATGCAAAATGCCATGTACATCCACGTCATAACCGCTAGCAGGAACAACCCACCGTATATCATGTACTGAATGTAATACTTCATACCTCTTCTATGTTTATAGTCCTGTCCACCAATTCATCGGGAATGCCGTTTTCCGAAGAGTGAGTATCATCTGATACTACGCCCGCGCGCGTGAGGCGCCAAACCTGCCCACCCCTCCTCCTTATCATTTCCGCCTCGTTGGGAAACCGTACGTCGTCGAATATGATCGGACTGCTGTCGTTCTTAGCCAAATCGGATTCCGCAATTTTCACCCATATCTGAGAGTCGAGGGCGCGTCCCCATTCCGTACCCAAGGTCTGTAAAATCTGCCTCCCGGTAACCCCCAGCCAAGGAACAACCTCTTCCTTTTTGTTCGTTAGGTAGTCACGAGGAACTATCTGCTCTGCCATTTGGCGCAAAGGTTCCGCAAAACTCATTACTTCCCCCCAAAAACCAGTCAGCTTGCAGGCATAGGTGCTCTTCCCTACCCCCTTTGGCCCCGTTAACCCAATCAACTTGGGTATTCTCATTCTTTCAAGTTCCATCCCGTAGTGTCTCCTTACTCTCTCTAACATGATTCATAACTGCTCGTATGTGCCTACACCTCTTCATGGGCTGTTTTCCCACCTTCAGTTTAGGACCCAAATTGAATGTCCAGTACTCGCATGAGCACTCTCCGTAGCCATCAAACTCCTCCATATCCACCAGATGAATATTGTCCGGGTTTCTTAGGCTTGTTACTAAATACCTCTCCGCCTCCAGATGTTGTATTCCAGTCATGGAAAATATCCTTCCCCGTTGGTCTTTCCCTTGCCATTTTGGTCCGTATTGGGTTTCCGTCCTTGTCGTATCCCGCAAGCTGGTTCTTAGACCAGAACCGTTGGCATCCCGCCTCAACGTCCTCGCCCAAGCCTATGAGCTTTTTGGATGACCATGCGAATTCTCCTAGATCCATAATGATGGAGGGGGCTCAGGCTAGTGACCCTCGCCCCCTCCTCCTCACTGCTAATTACCGCACTAGCAAATTACTCGGACTCCTCGGACTCCTCGGACTCCTCGGACTCCTCGGACTTCTTCTCCAGTTCCTCTTTCATTCTGGATATAGTCCCCTCTACGATCCGATTTATGAATTGCTGGGAGTAGTCCATCTCCTTCGCCTCTAACCTCTCCATGCGGAGTGCAAGATTCTCGATCTGCTTACCCAATCCCGAACCGAGATTGTGCAACGCTTGAACCGATGCTGCCTGCTGGATAATAGCGTCGATCTTCTGATCTGTGGTCAATTCCTCCTGTTGTCCCCCTTCGGGCGTTTCCATTTCGACGATCTTCTCGTCTTGCGATTCTTCTGTGTCTTCAGCCATGACTTAATATATTAGGTTACTTAGAATGGTTCTGCAGTTTTAGCGGAGGTGGCTACGCCACCTGTGGAGCTCCCATCGACTTGGGCGCGCCCGCTCGGTAGAAACCTGAACTCGTTTGCATCGAATTTAGTTTTCGTGCGGCGTTGCCCTTGCTTGTCCTCGAACGAATCTTGGCGAGTCGAGCACTCAAGGTAAACCATGTCACCCTTCTTTGCCTTCTCCCCGATGAACTCTCCGAGCTTTCTCCACGCATCAACGTCGAAGAAATCTGCGACGTCGCCTTGCTTTGTTCTGCGGTTTACCGCGATGCCGAAACTGGCAAGGGTGGTGTCACCTACGTTTTTAGTTTCTGGATCGCGCGTGAGGCGCCCGACCAGTATGGTTTTTGCTATTCCTAGACTCATGATCTTTGTTCTTATTGGTTTGTAGTCGTCATGACAGCAGTTTTGCCGGCATGAATTTTTGTATAGAAGGCTTAAATTCCACCTCGACGGTTCCGCATCGCCCTTGCCGTTGCTTGGCTATGGAAACTCGTGTCTTTGCGGGGTCATCGTCTTTTCTCCAGATCATCATTACGATGTCGGCGTCCTGCTCCAACGAGCCGGACTCGCGCAGGTCTGAGAGTCTCGGCATACGGTTTGCCTCGTCAGCGGATCTTCTGAGTTGGGCGAGCATGATAATCGGCACCTTGAGTTCCTTGGCTAATGCCTTGATTGCCTTGGACACCGTAGCGACCTGCTGTTCGCGTGGCACCCTTGGGTCTTCGGGGCGAATGAGTTGGGCGTAGTCTATTATTATCATTCCCAAACCCTTCCTCGCCTGCTTCCTAGCTTTGGCTCGTATTCCGCTGACGGTTATACTGCCGTTGTCATCCATCATCAGCGGGGCGTTAGCTAGCCATCTCCGAGATTCGGTAAGTGTTAGTTGCTGTGTATCGTTCAGCGTCTTGTC